CTTGCCCATTTCTTCACTAGCTGGGCATAATACTTCACGCCTTTTATATAACTGGTCAACATGGGATATAACTCTAAACGTCCTTTCATTACGACCCCATGCGTCAATTGATTGCTTAAGGTTATCGGTGCTAGTCATTATTGACTCTGGCATTGGATTAATAGCCGCGTGAGTGTATGCGGTTGAATATAACGCCTTGCTTGTTAACGCTTGCCAAATAACATTAGGAACCGCGCAAGGGTCGCCATACGTGCCTAATCTAACGCCTTGCAAACTACCGAAAGATTCAATCTCTTTTAGTGTCGCGGTTTTAGTACCATACACGCCTTTTTTATACGCCTTATACTTACCTAAAGGGGCATGAGCTAAAGTCACATAGCAAGTTCTATTTGTCGCTTGGCCTTTGTCATTATTGTTTGGAGTCCCTCTATGTGGGCATGATCCACAGATAGACTCGTCTTTACCAGTACGACTCGCCGTTAATGGATCTACAGTAGCGTCCAATATGAAAGTTTGAATCATGTTACCTGTTTTGCTATTAGTCGAATCCGATTGAGCTAACGCAACAATAGGTTGACCATTAATGAGACTCGCGCCTTGATATAATATGATAGTTTCACGCGCCATGATTAAGCCCCCAAAAATTGTAATAAAGAGTATTCATTAATAAAAGATGGTTCTTGTTCATTGAGTTCATCAAGTTCTTTATATGTCATTATAACCCCTTCATAGGTAGCAGACTCAATATAAGCGTCGCAAAAGTCTGGATAATCCCTAGGATCAAGGCCGCCAATAATTATTTCATCAAGTTTATTTACGTCATACATATTAAGACTCCAAATAGCTAGCATTGTGATTAAGGTACATAGACCATTGAATCGCGTCGATAGGTGGCAAGTTTAAATCATAGGATATATTTAATATATCACGAACATTGCAAGCGTCCGAATAACTACCTACATAATCAAACCAATTATTATGAATATATTGAGCGAAAGCGCTTGCAATAAGGCGCTGGTGGCCACCATGTTCGTCAAAAAACGATTCAAGCGTATCAATAAAGACTCTAGGTGAAACGACTCTAGCCATGATTAAGACTCCCCATAAATAAGAATTAAACCGATACAAGCGGCAACTAATGATATTAAAATAATATTAAGCATTGGTTGACTCCTTATTAAGTTTAGCACAAGCGGCAAGAGTCGCGGTTATTGAGCCGTCGTTCTTAACAATCTTAAGATGCTTTTTCTTAGTGTAATAATAAGAGCAATCAATTTCCTCTAATATAGATTCACGGGTATAGTCGCCGAACTCATTATGCCAAGCGCGGTTATCAGTATCGTAAACAAAAAGCGTGTAATAAGTATTCATAGTATAGACTCCTTAATCGGTGTTAAAATAAATTAGTAAGTATCGTTTTGATATTCAATATCATCTTGTGATACTTCATCATAATCATCTTGTACTTGATATAAGTCATTGCCGATTTTAACAACAAAACCAACCTCTAATGCCTTCTCAAGTATTTGTTCCGCATTTAACTCAAAGTTAAAACTTTGCGCTTGTGATAAGAATAAGGATTTTTTTGTATAAGTATTCATAATGTACCACCAAACTCAAAAGCCCAAACAAGTAAAACGATTGAGCCGCTAACGGCTAGTAGTATATGAAATAAGCTATTAAGCATTTTATTGCGCTTGCGAGTATTGCGGCGTTTTTGAGTTCTTGTAGTCATTGATTCGGCCTCCTTAGCCAGTGTTAAATTATACCTATTATATAGCATATATATAAGACACATACAAGACCTAATTAAAAACAGCATCACGGAACGAATCATAAACAAACGCTTGTCAAGGGGAACGAATCATAAACTTGTAAAAATATATGTCGTTTTAAGGGGTTGACTCTCTGTAACGCCGCCGAATCAATTCTATGAGTTACACCACGCTAGAGTCCTAAAGGCCGTCACAAGCTAAATTTGAGCGTTTGAAGTGCTATTGACTCGAATTGCGGTTTCGTGTTAAAAATGGGGGATGCCGAATCAAAACATACCTATGCACTAGACGCATACCTAATATGCATTTGTTGCATACCATAGACCTAAAGAACGAATCATAAACATTGGAGTCAAGTGTTAAATTGTCACATATGCATTAAACGCATACCAGCTATGACTTGACAGCATGATAACAATGTGTAGTAGAAACGAATCACATACAAACGAATCAATTATGGTGTTGCAATTATGTCACTGTCAATAGATAAAATACAAAATACAGAATCAGTTGCATTTATGTCACTGTTGCAAATATGTCATGTCAAGATGTAATTATGGCACTGTTGTATTTATATTACACAGACTGTTATATTATAACATACCCCCTCCGATGGAAAATGACCCCCCTCCAGTGGAAAATGACCCTACCGATGGAAAATGATTTCTTGACCCCACCGATGGAAAATGATAGAGTGATTCGTATAGACCCCCTCAGTGGAAATAAGGAGTAATAAAATGGAAATAGTTAAGAAGTGGTACTCTAGTCATATACCTACAACAGTACATGTAGACTGGATAGATGAAGAAATGGTAATAGACGTGGAACAAATAGAGATAGTAAACGGTTTGATGCGAGGTAGAGCTTACTGCGATAGAAGAGAAGTAGAAGTTGAATTAGGTCACTTTGATTGTAAACGTGCGTTAGATATATATAAAGAAGAGACTGAAAGTTTAGATTACATACATGGAGAATGAAGCATGAGCAGACTAAGACCAACATACGGAAGTCATGTAGACACAAGAGTTTACTTTGATTACTTAGATTATGGCGAAGTAGAAATGGATCTTGACATAATAGAAGTATGCCCTGACACTCACAATATGACAGGTTGGGCATTAGTTAACAATGGCGAGTATGAGATAGAAGTAGACGATGAAGTTTGCCAGATGGCATATGACATTTACATGAATAATCTTTATGAGGAGAATAAACAATGAGTAATGAGTATTATATTGGAGTACATTATGAAGAAGGCATGAGCCTTAGAATAAAAGCTGATAGTGAAGACGAAGCTAGAGAGATAGCTTTAGAGATTGTTTCTAATAGCGATGCTGTATTGGATAATGATGATAGGATGTTAAGTAACTCTACAGTGCATCGTGATTATCAGGTGGTAACATGAGTGGAGATAAGATACCACCGATTGACCCTGTAACTGGTAAGTTTATTACCCCCTCTAGTGGAAATAAGGATTGGGATTTTGAAAGCACACGTAAATACTTTAAGGAAAACTTACCTAAAGCAGGAGACAAAGTATTAGTAGTATCAACGCAAGGTGGTATGTTAGATCGTCAAGTAGGTATAGTGAAGGCTGTAACAAATAGAAGTATAGTTTTAACTAAAGATTATGGTTGGGGTGGCTCATCATTTTACTACAACGGAAAGAACTGTTGGAGTCCTAAAGGTAAAACAAGAATAATACCTATAGTAGAAAGGAAAGTAACATGAGTAAAATAGGTAATTATGTAGTCGAGCTAGAAGAGAATAAAATCTTCTGTATTAACTGTGAACAAGAGGTAGATCTAGAACAGCTAACAGACTTAGACATATGTGAAGAGTGCTACGAACAGCAAACCATAGATAACAATTTGTTTTAAAAGGATAATAACATGAGCAGTAATGACGAGAATAAAACATATAAAGTTGCAGGGGTACACATCGGAAAGAAAGGTGTTACAGTTCTGGAAGGAAACAAGAGAGTGCTAGAAGAAGCTGAACAGTCAGCTAAGTACCTCAGTGGAAAATATGCGTTAGAGAATAGTTTAGGCATTACCAATTTTGTTGCCTTCAATACTCACGCTTTGACAATGCTACCACCATACAGTATTGACATGGAAGCAGAATGGAATTATGTAGTAGAACAAGAGGGTGATAACACCCCTTCAGTGGAAATTAATAGACAAGCAGAAGGAAGCATATAATGACACTACCACTTAACATGGTTACTAATGTATTATCAGAGAACCAAAACAAGTTTATCACAGTTAAGTTCTTAACTAAGGATAACGAGGAGCGTACCTACACTGGACGTATGAATGTAATTAAAGGTCTTAAGGGCAACGAGAAGGGTCGTATAGCGGCTGAAGCACTACGCAAGGCAGGGTACATCACATTGAAGACTAAGCAAGGCTACAAGTGCTTTAACGTGGATCGTGTGCTAGGTTTTGTAGCAGGTGGTCGTCGTATCTTTGGTCTAGGGACTGAGGTGTAATGCCCCTACCCCCTTCGATGGAAATGGAGCTTATGGAGCTAGGTATACTCAAGAGTGACACAGAAGAACTTGAGAGTATAGCCGAGCAGACAGGATTCTATGCACTAAGAGCCGAGACTATAGCTTGGCATAACACACTAATAGTAGATGGAGAGGTAATGTTCTAATGACAAAGATAAAACTACATGGAGATTTTATGCTTACGAGTGACGTAATGAGTATATTAAATGATATTATGTATTCTAAAGATCCTGTTTTAGAAGCAGGTAATTTGAAGAGAGATATAGTACACCAGAAATATAACATAGGAGATAAAGAAGAGTGAAGCCAATATTCTATTGCCCTGACTGCTTAACTAAAGGTTACCAGAATAAACTTAAAGTAACTGATACAAGAGAATACTTCGGAAGAGGCTTCCCCAGTATAAAACGCCGTAAGAAATGTTTGATTTGCGGTTTTAAGATTAACACTATCGAAATGGAGTTGAAGAATGAGTAAAGAGTATAAACCATATTACAGGACAGATAAGATGAAACAAGAAGAACTAAGAGTAGCTAAGTATGTAAGTATTTTATTTTTTACTATGATAGGATTCTCACTAATAGGCTTTTCTTTCGTATTAGTTAAGGCAATGTTATATATGACTGGTCTATTTTTATGAACAACCAAGAAATACTAGATATGTGTAGAAGGTTAGCTAAGAAGTATTATAATCACCAAGACTACGACGACCTAGTATCGGAAGGAGTAGTCGAGTGTTTAAAGCTAAGATCAAAAGGGATTAAAGAACCATACAAGTTATGGTATAGGGCAAGAGATGTTATGTATGATTACATAAATGTCAAGTCTTCTAACTTTAGCTACCCAAGTGGAATGAGAGGTAGAGATGCTGTTAAAGAAGACACTACAGATTTTATAGATTCAGAAGACGCACAAATACCTGCTGATGATTTATTTGGGTCGTATGAATTGAAAGATTCTATAGAGGTTTTAAAGAAGCATTTGACAAGTAGAGAATGGAAAGTGTTTCTATCTTTATATAATAATAACAACAACTTGTCAGAAACAGCAAGAGATCTTAATATATCTTTTAGAGGTATAATAAACATCAGAGATCGAGTTCGTAATAAACTTGTAACATTTTGTGACTTCACAATTTAATACAAAAGGGCGTTATAGATAAATGCCTACTTAAGTATTAACGTAAGTTTTAACTTAATAATATAATTACTAATAGAAAGAAACGTAAGTATGACTATAGTATATCAAGACATACCACGACAACCTTGTCCTTATGTGTCGTGTGGCTCTAGCGATGCGTTCTCGTATAACACCGAAGGGTTTGGTAAGTGTCATTCGTGTGACTCTGGTTATCCTTCAAGACAAGAGATGCACACTTGGGCAAAAGATAAGTATCCGACAAAGAAAGAAAGTGACTATATGAACGTAACAGAGTTTACACCTAAGAGAATTGAAGACAGATCAGAAGGTGATTACACCCCCCTCCGAGGGATTATGTTAGGTACAATGAAAGATTATAACGTACTAACGTATGACGATAGACAAGAGTACATATACCCCTCTGGGGGAATTAAGGTTCGTAAGCTAGATGAGAAGGCTTTCTATGCTAAAGATGGTTTCAAAGGTGATGAACTATTTGGTATGAACCTATACCCTGCTGGTTGTAGTAAGATGGTTACAATAACAGAAGGTGAACTAGACGCTCTATCAGCTTCACAGATGCTTAAAAGCCAATACATTAACCCTGTTGTGTCGTTGCCTTCAGCTACACCATCTAAGAAACTATGGGAGAACTGTAAGGACTGGCTAAGTAGCTTCGAGAAGATCATACTATCAGTAGACAATGACGAGGCAGGTAATGCTTTAGCTGATCGTATGGCTAGGTTGTTCCCTAACAAGATCTATCGTATGCAACATGGTGAATATAAAGATGCCAATGATTTTTTACAGGCAGGTAAAGGTGTAGACTTTAAGAACCTATGGTGGAAGCCAGTCAAACATACTCCAGAGAACATACTCAACACTGCTGACCAGTTTCTTAAGTTGTATGAGGATACACCAGAACACGTCTATTACCCTACAGGTATTGTAGCATTAGATGAAAAGATACTAGGTCTTATGCAAGGACACTTCACAGTATTCAAAGCACCTACAGGCATAGGTAAGACTGAACTCATGCGTTACATGGAATACAGTATGCTAAAGCAAGGTATACCTATAGCCGCATGGCACTTAGAGGAGACTAAATTAAGGTCACTACTAGGACTTGTGTCGTATGAGGTAGGTGACAACCTGACAAGACGTGACCTGATAGAAGAGAAGGAAGCTGATAGCCTTGTGCGAGAAGCTATAAGTAACATAACTAAAGATGAGAACTTCTATCAATTCTACTTAGGTGATGGTCAAGGTACTGATGAACTAATAGATCAGATAAGATTCTTTAGTCAGGCGTGTGATTGTAAGTTTGTATTCTTTGAGCCTATACAAGACGTAGTTGTAGGTACATCAGAAGAAAGCAAGGAAGCTATGTTAGCTGACCTGTCTATCAGACTATCTAAGTTAGCGGCAGAACTTAACGTAGGAATTGTAACGATTGCTCACACTAATGAGAATGGCGATCCAAAGTATTGTAAGATGATAGGTCAACGTGCATCTGTTATCATAGACCTACATAGAGATAAGGAAGCTGACAACATGGAAGAACGTAACACGACTTACCTAAAGGTAGAAAAGAATAGACCTTGTTCAGAAGAAGGACAAGCAGGTAAGTTAGCATTTAATCTAGATACATTTATGTTAAGGGAGATATTATAATGAACGGCAAATGGACAAAAGATAACTTTGATACCCACCACAAAAACAACCCTGATATATATAATATGTTTGAAAAATACGCTTTAAGGGCATCTAAGTATAGAGAGAGGTATTCAGCTAAAATTATTTTCCATATTATGAGGTGGAATACTATGATAGAAGAAGATGGTTCAGAGTATAAAATAGACGATGGTTGGATTTCACATTACGCAAGGTTATTCATGGATAAAAACCCTCACCTAGAAGGATTCTTCCAGACAAGAGTTAGAAAGGACAGTTATCACTAATGCAAGTATTTGATATAGAAACAGATGGGTTCAACCCCACAAAGATACACGTACTATCTTACGTAAACGAAGAAGGTCAAATACAATCTACCTTTAACTATGAGGAGATGCGTACATTCTTTCTAAACGCTGACACAGTTATAGGACACAACATTGTTAGGTATGATATACCTGTAGTGGAAAAGATCCTAGACATAAAGGTAGACGCTAGGATTATAGATACATTACCTCTAGCTTGGTACATAAACCACCACCTACAGAAGCATGGACTAGCCCAGTATGGTGAGATGTATGGTGTACCTAAACCTGAGATCAATGACTGGAAGAATTTAAGTCCAGAAGAATATCAATACAGGTGTGAAGAAGATGTTAAGATCAACGTAAGACTGTGGCGTGACCTGAGTATAAAGCTAGACAAGCTATACCCCTCCAGTGGAAACAGAGATAGACTTATTGACTACATGACATTCAAGATGGAGTGCGCCAGAGAACAAGAGACCCTTCAGTGGAAATTA